GCCCCAGACTTTATTAGCGCCCTTTTCAAGCTGTGAAGCTTTGGCACCTATGATGACCGTGACTGGCGCGGCGTGGTAGTTGACAATATCAGCAATGTCAGTAGCCGTTTCATTGTACGCACGGTTAATGTTAATAATATCGTTGCAGTCAGATAGACCCCAAGGACTACCAGAAATACGGACATTAGGAATATGTATAACAGGAATTGTGCCCAGAGGGTTAGGTCGCGAGTCAATGAGCTCATCGTTGATGTACTCCTCGATGATGTCGTCTGTAAGGATTTCGGTATAAGTAAAGACCTGACGTGTTCCTTCTAGTGAGGTACCCCAGAAACGATACTTGAGCTTAAAGCGAATAAGGCGCTCGCGGTCATGTGGGTGGAACTCTGGGAAGCAGAATGATGAGTTTAACGGCAATACGCGAACGCGGCCTGGATGTTGACGGCCAGCTGGGTCTACGTATGCTTCCTCATAAGCTACCTTAACAAAGCAGTCACCAGATACTGACCCCTGTTGACCGATTTCCCACAGAACAGTGGCTTTGTTATTGTCTACTTCCCAGACCCGCTCAAGCAAATCAGGAATAATAGCTTCGGTAGCTTTAGGGCTGCGGAAAGTTACGCCCTTTCCGAAGGTGAAGTTAATAACAAAATCTGTAAAAGCGCGATAGTAGTTAAGTACCATCTGGGTTTCGCCAGTTTGACGGCGGTAAGACCAGTGGTGGCCAAGGTACATGGCCCAGTTAAGTGAGTAACGGTTGAGGCGTGGACCGTGTACTTCAAATTCTTCGTCTGCTAGTTCTACAAGTCCCAGTGGGGAAATGGAGATGGTTAAATCGGAAGAAGCTGCGCGATAACTCGGAGGCGAGAAATCAATACCGCTCACCAATCACCTCTTTCCCTGTAGTAGCTATAGGGTAACACTTTTGTCGATAAATCTGTAAAGCGACACGCTATCTAAAGCGTTCGCCGCGAATAAGGTTCTTGCCTACTGGCTTAGTAACCTTCTTCTTTGCGTTTTCTTCTTTCTTGTCTTTCTCTTCTTGCACATAATCCCTAAAGCGTGGGTCAATCTCTTTCTTTGACTGCACGAATTTGCCGCCCATCTGGACATAGCGAGTATGAACCCAGTGAGCAGCTGCAGGGGAGGGATAAGTAGTAAATTTTGTGCGCGCCTGAGCAACAATCATGTTCCATTGCTTAGGGTTAGCGGGTAAGCCCTTTGGGCCTTCCTTAACTTCTTTACCTGAGATAAGTGCCATAGTTATATCTAGTTAGCCCCTGCTAGCTCGTGCATAGCAGGGGCGTTTAACTAGTTAATTAGTCCTGGACTACAGCAGCGTTGTGTGGTTGCTGGTGAGCTCCGCTACGAGTAACTTCCTCGATGCGGTTGTCACCGTGGTCTGCAAAACCACCTGCTGCGAACTCAGAAAGATGTGATGGGGCTTCTACCCAAGCAGCTGAGCCAACGTGAGCGCGCTCGCGCATGGTCTCTTCTGGAAGCTTTTCGAATACATTCTGGTTACGGTTTGGGCGGCCTGGAACAGGGGCATATCCCTGCATAGCGCCCTTTGTGAATTCGTTTGGAACATCGGTATCAGTCGCGATGCCTTCTTCAAAACGAAGTGGTCCACGTTGTCCTGCAGTAGCTGGGGAAACCTTACGGTCGTAAACGTTTCCTGGACGCTCTGGGAACTTTGGGTCTGGTGCAATTGCCATTTAATGACTCCTTATAGGTTGAGGTACCTCGTAGAAAAGTGTGCTACAGAATCCCTGTATAGTCAGGCTAAAGATGTAATTATCTAAAAAATGGTGATGACGAAACCTCAACAGAGGGCATGGTCAAATCCATAGTTAGAGAGCAGGCAATAGCCAAACTATCGGCGTAGTCGTCGTGGGCGTGGGCTTCGTCCGGCGCCTTAGCCAAGAAGTTAGGACCAGTGAACTTAGTCTCTAGGTCAGTCATCTGTTGGTAAAAGCGCTTGTAGGTCTTTAACCTGCGTGTTTTTGCGTGTGCGGGCCAACCAACCATGCGACGGTCAATAAGAGCTTTAAGGTGCTTCCAGCGCTTAGATTGTTCTGGCTGGCTACTGCCTAGAGCATGAACTTCGGCTCGGGGAAGAAGAAGCTTAAGGCGCTGGGCTACTGCGTCACCCACACCGTTAGCATCCACGCCAACAGCCAGTACATCGTAATTCTGTAAGAAGTTAACAATCTGAAAGTACTGGTCTTCCCAGTCATCTCCCTGGATTTCCAACCAGTTAAGTATACGGTGGTCAAAGTAGCCAAACTCATCTGGGCGGTCCCAGTCAACCCACACCACGGTAACAACCGTAGAGTCAAGCTTACGCGCTGGGTCAATGCCAACGACTACAGGGGTACGGTGCCAAGCCTTTACGGTTTCTGAGGAAGTATCGCCTAGCTCATCCATAAGGGTAGAGGTAACAAACATACCGCGTTCGAGCAACCACTTGCAGCTGTACGACATCTGGAATTCATCTGAGTCCTCGCCGATACGAAGCATCTCTTTCTTGATGAATTTGCCATAGTTTGTGTTGACCTTGGCTACATCACGCCAGTCCCATTGAAAGTGGTTCTGTCTGTTACGCCCTGTTTGACGGCGCTCGTTTAATTTGATAGAGCGGTAGAAGTTGTTCTTGTGTGTGGTGGGGGTACCTGTCTTAACCATTGTTCCCGAGTAGTACGCCAACATAGGGGAGATAGACTTAGAAACTACAAAGTCATCCGCTTCTTGGCACTCGTCAATAACAATCATATGGAACGACTTAGATTCAATTTTTGCGCGAGGGTTCGCAGTCATCATCATGAGGCTACTGCCTGAATTTTTAAGTTTGATTTGTCGTGTTACGCCAGGCACCTTACCTAGGGAATCATCAATCTCTGGGTCACCGAGAATCTCTAGTGCGCGCTCAGATGTAAGGCGGTTAACAGTACGACCAAAGAGAGTTTCTACCTGGCCCTCGACAGGAGCAAACATGCCAATCCAGATACCATCCTTAAACTGGCCTAGGAGGTCTGGGTACATCTTGGCAAGGCGAGGAAGCAATACCATGAGAGTAGCCACGGTATTAGCAATAGTTTCTGACTTGCCTGACTGACGAGCAGCAAGAGCGGTGATTTCTTCGCCGTCGTTAATGATTACTGACTCGATAATACGACGAGCCAACGGCATTTGATAAGGGTGCAGCTCATGCCCTACAAGAGCAGTCTGGAACTGGATACAGCGGTCTACTAGCTTTTTGACAAACTCTTTGGAGAGCTCATCCAGCTCTTCTATTTCTTCCTCGGGACCCTCATCTTCTTCCAGGTCCTCGGGGTAAAATTCTTCATCTTCTTCGTCTAATAGTTGGTCCATGTTAGCCCTAGTTTAGATTGAAACGAAAAGCCTGGGCGGTTAAACCCAGGCAATTCGATGCCACCACGGGGAGAGGAAGAGAGGCAGGATTAGTGTAGCATAAAAGTCGATAAATCTATTTATCGCGACATGCGGTTGTACATAGCATCTACAACAGCGTGTAGGGCCTCGGCTCCTTTAAGGGCTTCTGTTAGGTAGACCTGTTCACGGCTGCGCTGGTACATAGACAAGCAACGCCCTAGCTCGTATATAGATTGGTCAATCCAGGACTCGAGCTCCCCTGTAGGAATCTTAGATACGCGCTTAGCTATCTGCTCTGAAAAAGGCTTGTCCCAGTTCTTCTTAGGCTTCTTGTTGAACATTTAATCCAGGGAACCCTTCTCGTCGTTCCTCATCTCTAGCGCGCATAGCGTTTACAAGAAGGATGTCGATGTCCTCGTCTGTAAGGAGATGTGGGTTCTCTACGGTCTTAAAAAGAATTCCTGCGTAAAAACCAGGCTTTGTAAAAGGCATGCGGAATACCAAACAACGGCCCTTTCGAAAAGGCAGGTCGGTCTCTTGAGTATGGCCGACTTCAACAACGGGTAGGAAGTGGCGGTGATAGTACTTTAGCTTTCCAACGTATAGTGGTCCGAGTGTTTTCACGGTTATCCTTTCGGGAAGTATACCTCGTCGTATGTTATAGCTTTTCCAGCCTGAATGCGACTTGCAATACTGGCTGAGTAGCTAATCTTTTCTCTTGTGCTCTCTGACAAGGCTTCGGTGTTAGCTGGTCCCATGTCTGGCCATGTATCCAGCCCACTAGCGCGAAGGTAACGCCCAGTTGATTCTGAGCGTGTAAGGCCTTGCCATAGCTCCACTGGCACGTTGTTATACTGCCACCAAGTGTTATCTCTAAAAACAACCACTAAAGTAGAGGTTGTTGGATTGTAGGCTACTGTCAAAGCTCGTGGGCGTGATGGGTTACTGGTTGGGGCGTTGAATTCCTGCACGCCAACGTTCTCTACATCTTTAGGTATTTCTACCTTAAACTCTTCGTCTGGTCTGATGGCTTCTTTGAAGTTATCCGCCATCATCTTTTTAAGGTTAGGCCTGGCCATTAATCCTCACAAACGTGGTCTTCGGTTTCGGTCTCTAATACTCTAGCCATACATACGGCGCAGCGCAAATACTTTGGCGGGCGATAGTTATTTTGGACAGTTGCCCCTAGGGGCATATCCCCACCATACTCAGATGTATCGTAGTCGGCAACAATCTCTGGCTCATCAAAAAGCTCCCGCGGAAACGGTCCGCGAGGAGAGGTCAATCTGTCGGGTACTGGATGTACTTGTTTTGCTTGGTGCTTAATTACTCTCATCAGTAGGCGCCGCCTCAGTAGGTGCTGCTGCAGCCTTCTT